AACCGTCTTTCATGCGGTCGGCAACCCATCCGCCGCCTTTCCTCTGTGAAAGCACATCCATGCCTTCTCCTCGCGCCCGTTTGGGCAAATCTGGCTGATCTCAGCCATCAGTGGTACTAATCAGCTCTTCTACTTCAACCCCAACACCACATCCCTAGGCTATCTGTCCCGAGGTGAGCAGACTCAGCCCATCCTTAGGACTGAGCCTTTACAACGTGATCTGTCCGTCGGATCGCATTGACTCGCCAGCCTTTTCGACGCTACGGGTGCTAGCTTCGCCGCCCGTTTCCCCTGCTTCCGCGCCTTCCTCACAGTCGGGGATTCGTGCCTATGGCCCTGCCGCCGGTTCGCGACGACCATAGACATCGAGAGCGGATCATGTGTGGCCGCCGATCAGTGAGCGCATGAGGGAGACGAGTTCGCGCAGCCCGACCGTTTGGTGGAAATCGTTGGCGTCGTCGCCAACCACCGGCGGCATCGTCCAAGGCAAACCCGTCGCAATCGCAACGCGGCACCCGGTGCCGCTTTCATCGTTGTCGGCCATGACAAAGCGCGCCCCGACCAGCTGCGCGGCGACGTGCTGCAAATTGCCGGCAGAAAAGCACACAACGACACGCGCAGGTCGATACAGTACACGCAGCGCTTCCCGCACGCTCAGGCCGGTCGCGAAGCCCTCGACGAGCCATTGCTCGCGTCCGACTCCCATCGTGAACACCGAACCCTTAGCAGCGCCGCCGGGCAGGAATTTCTTTTCTCCCGAATCGTTGATCCACTGAATCGAGTTGATGCGCTTGTAGTTGGCGACGTCGCGCATAGGCACCACAAGCCGGCCATCCGTGTCGACGAGCCCGCGCTCTGCGGCGAAGCCTTTGCGCGCGAGGTACGGGTGGGTGGAGTATTCGCACCGACTGACCACGGCTGAAGCCTCAGCGCGTGCCTGCGCGCGCCGCCGTGCCTCTTCACGTGCCTCCGCGGCGCGGTCACGCTTCGGCATGGCTATCGCTCGCACACTACTGCGATCTGGGCGCCATGCGATCGCCTTCTCGTGAACTGCCCAGTTCTGCACCCAACCGGAATGGCCGTCGTACAGGTACGCGCCGTTGCGCTTCCTGGGGTGGTCTTCGGTCGGCACGCGGTGCGTGCGACCGTCGTCATTGAGCGAGCGAATGATCAGGCCATGAGCAGCGGCGAAATCAGCGAACTGCATTCGATGCCCTCCCCGCCTGATGCGCGCGGCGAATCAGCAGCGACTGCACCTTGCCTTTGAGCTCGATCGTTGGCGCCTCGAGGTTCGAAGTGGAGAAATCTGAGTTAGGCCAGTGACCGTAGATGTTCCTGAACTGAGCGGCCTCTGGATCCGTCGGCTTGCGCTCGACCGCGAGACAGCATAACTGCCGCCAGACTGATGACTTGTCTTTCAGGTACGCGGGCGTTTTCGACGACGCTGCATTGACGTCGCCTACCACTTCCATCACGCCGGCGACGTTCTCAACGAGTGACTGGCGCACATGCTCTTTCCCGCATGCGGGGCACGCCTTGCACCTAGGTGGCAGCACGAAGCCGCACGAGCATGCGATCTCCTTCTTTTCCTTCTCTGTCGGCTCGGGACGCACCTTCGCGTCGAGCGCACCGTCGTCCAACTTGTCGAGGCCATTGGCGAAAATCCGATTGGTATCGGCACGGAAGCGCATCACGTTGCCGCAATGGTCCAACCACAGACCGAAAGTCTTGCCCGGCGACGGGCGCATGACGCGACCCAGCTGCTGAATATGACTTGAGAGGCTCTTGCGATACGGCCGCGCGCCGATGCCGCACAGAATGTCCGGGACGTCGAATCCCTTGGTGAAAACTTCGCACGAGACGAGGCCCGTTATCGTGCTGTCCGGCTTGCGAAATTCTTCGATCAATTCGCGGCGCGCATCGTCACTGCCATCCAAATAACTGATCTGTTGGAAGTTGTAGCCGTGGTCATTGAACTGGCGACAGAGTTCATGCCCGTGTTCGACCGTCGCGCTAAACACGATCGTTTTCACCGGGCCGCCAAAATGAAGTGTGGTTTTGTCGATCCACTCGGACACGATGTCACCGACGATCGCCAAGCCTCGCTGTTCGATCTCCTTCTCCGACCACTCGCCGGCGACGGTTTTCGCGCCTGTCATGTCGACGGCTCGCGCGGAGTACATCTGCAGCGGCACAAGGAACCCTTCGCTGATGAGCTCGTTAGTCGTGCACACGTTCACAAGGTTCGTGTATAGATCCGCCATGCCCTTCGAGAATGGTGTCGCGCTCAAGCCAATTACGCGCAAATCTGTGCGGTTCTTGATCAGGTTGGACGTTGCCTTGCGTGTGGCATGACATTCATCAACGATCAGCAGATCTAGATCCGGAAAGAATCCGCGCTTTTCGATGGTTTGCGCCGAGCAGATTTGAATGCGTTCGTAAAGCCGCTTGCGCCAATGGTCCGCTTGGATGACGCCGTGCGGAATACCGTACTTGTCGAACTCCGCGCTCGGCTGGTCAACGAGATTGACGCGGTCGACGATGAACGCCGCACGCCGTCCCTTCTTGTTCACTTCATCCGACAGGTGTGCCCCGATAACGGTCTTTCCGGCCCCGGTGGGCGCCATCAGAACTTGGGCACGGTGACCGGCGCGCGCGCCTTCGCGCAAGCCTTCGAGCGAGGCATACT